TACTGAGCGTGGCATACAATACGCGATTGAATCAAATACAACAGATGCAAATCAAACAGAAGCACAAGGAGTCACCGCTGTAGGTTCAAGTGGCTTTACGCTTGGAACAGATGGAAACACAAATAGTAACGGTGCTGACATGGCTTCTTGGTCATTCCGCAAAGCAGCAGGTTTTTTTGACATAGTTACCTATACAGGAAATGGTACGGCAGGTAGAACTGTGGCTCATAACTTGGGGTCTGTACCAAAAATGATGCTCATCAAAAGAACTAGTGCGTCAGGTGATGATTGGGCTGTTTATCACTCAAGTCTTGGCGCAACAAAATTGATTGCATTAAACACGACTAGCGCAGCTGTTACAAATCCTTGGCTAACCGATACAACGCCTACAGATTCTGTATTTACGCTAAACAACTACGGATTTATTAATGCGTCTGGAAGCAGTTATGTCGCATATCTATTCGGAGATGACGCAATCTTCGGTGAAGGCGGTGACGAACAGATATGTAAGATAGGTAGTTTTTCAACTACAGGAAATTCTACTATTACGCTAGGTTTTGAACCGCAATGGTTAATGGTAAAACAAACTAATGGTGCAGCAGGGTGGTACATATGGGACACAATGAGAGGATGGACTGTTGGAGCTTCTGGAAGCAATAATGATCCTTCTCTTTATGCTGACACAAGTGGTGCTGAAGTTGGCTATAATGTCAGTATAGGCAACCCAACCGCTACTGGATTTGTATTAGAGAATTATGCTTCAGGTGATTACATCTACATGGCTATCCGTAGACCGATGAAAGTTCCCGAAGCAGGGACAGAGGTTTTTGCTGTTAATGAAGGCACGCCTGGCTTTACTACAGGTTTTCCTGTTGATTTTAATATGAATGGGGCTACTAGTGGTGGTTATAGTAGATATGCACTATCCAGATTAACAGGCAATTTGGTAGCTCCATATCTTGACTCAGCTGCAACTTTAGCTGGGAGTGGCTCAATAATGTTTACCAATGGTAACGCCAATACAGTAATAGACTTAGCTACTAATTGGTTTGCAGGAGCTTCTGATATTATTAGCTGGAGTTTTAAGCGCGCGCCTCAATTTATGGATGTGGTTGCTTATACTGGAAATGGCACAGCAGGCACTACCCAAGCGCATAATTTGACGGTTGTTCCAGAATTTATTATTTGGAAAAACATAACTGGCACAAATGACTCTTGGATTTCATATTGGTCTACTTTAGGTGTTGGTAATTACCTTTTGGGTTTTAATACAACAACAGCATCGGGAACAGGCAGTATAGTAAATAGCACAGCACCTACAGCATCTGTAATTACGTTGTCTGGACAAGGATGGAATGTTAATAATAGTGGATCAAATTATATAGCCTGTTTATTTGCCACACTAGCAGGGATAAGTAAAGTTGGCTCTGTTGTCCATTCTGGAACAACTAATGTTGATTGTGGATTTTCCGCAGGTGCAAGGTTTGTACTTGTAAGACGTACAGATGCTTCGGGTGGATGGTATGTCTGGGATAGCGTTAGAGGTATTGTTTCAGGCAATGATCCTTATTTACTTTTGAACAGTACGGCAGCAGAAGTAACTAACACAGACTACATCGACCCACTAGCAAGTGGATTTACTTTAACGTCCTCGTTTACAGCAGGGACTTACATATTTTTAGCAATAGCATAGGATAATCAACTATGGAATATAGAATGGAAGACGGATCAATCAAGTCGCAAGGCGAGATCCGCGCATTAAATAAAAATGTCTCAATCCCTAAAGTTTGGAACGCAGATGTCTGTGCAAGTCTAAACATTGATCCAGTATTGGAAGCACCTAAACCAGAGCCTAGCGGAGCGTATAAGCAAGTCGTGCGTAACGGCGCGGTACAGGATGGTGACAACTGGGTACAGGCGTGGGTTGAGCAAGATATGTTTGCCGACACTACGGTTGATGGCGTAACCACAACTAAGGCAGAACATGAGACAGCCTACCAAGCAAGACTAGACGCTACTGCTGCCACTGCGGTAAGAACTAAGCGTGACGGACTGCTTGCTGGTACGGACTGGCACGGTATGTCGGATGTCACGATGTCTTCGGATATGACTACTTACAGACAAGCCTTGAGGGATATTACTACTCACTCAGACTTTCCTAATTTGTCTGACGATGACTGGCCCACAGCCCCGTAGGTATGAACATTGATAGAAATCTCATTAGCTGTTGCAGCAGCAGAAAAGGCTTTTCAACTTATAAAATATGGAGTTGACAAAAGCAAAGAAATACACGAGATGCAAGGAACTATTGCAGCTTTCTATGATGCAAAAGATAAAGTTACTGAAGCTAAAGCACAGTCAGAAAACACATCTGCTGCAAACAAGATGTTCGCAAAAGATTCTGTCGAGTCGTATGCGTTACAAGCAGTATTGGCAGAAGAACGAACTAAGAAGCTAGAGGCACAACTAAAGAGAATGTTTCAAGATAAAGGTAAGACTGCTTTGTATTCACAGATGATGAGAGTTAGGCAGCTAGAAAGATCAAGAAGATTACAAGCAGCAAAGGCAGCAGCAAAAAGAAAAAAAAGAATAGCTGACTTAACTTTTTTATTAATTATAACAGCCGTAGGAGTCGGTGCAATTGCGTTAATGATTGGATTTGTTGTTACAAAAATAAACTAAGGCAGTAGAAAATGGTAGAAGATCGTTTAACGCGAGTAGAACAAAAGATAGACACGTTACAGGAAGCTATTGTTTCTTTAGCGCGTGTAGAAGAACGTCTTGTTACTGTTTTTAACAGACAGTCTACTATTGAAAACAAAGTGGAAAATATAGACAATAAAGTAGATGAGTTGTCTGAAAACATAGTAAAGGCTAGAGTAACAGAGCGTTTAGTTTGGGTAATTATTGTAGCTGTTGTTAGTGCTGCTTTTACTTACATAGGAAAATAAGATGACGTATTTAGAGATAGTAAATAACGTTTTAAGACGTTTACGTGAAGATGAAGTCTCTACAATAGCAGAGACAAGCTACTCAGCTTTAGTAGGTGACTTTGTAAACGATGCTAAACAGATAGTAGAAAACTCTCACAGTTGGTCTGCTATGCGTACAGCTATTGATTTTGATACAGTATCAGGCACTTCTATCTATTCTCTAACAGGAGCAGGTCAGTATGCTGAGTTAAGAGAAGCAATGAACGTTACAAGTAAAGCTATCTTTAATATGAGTAATAGAACTGCTATGAACAGGAACTATAAGATTAATCCTGCTAGTGGTACACCAACAAGTCTAGCTTTTAACGGTGTTGATAGTAACGGGGACATTACTGTTCAAGTATATCCTAACCCTGACGGTATTTACTCTTTATACTTTGACGCTTTTGTACCACAAACTTCTTTAACAGCAGACGCTACAAGACTAAAAATACCTTTTAATCCTGTATTACAATTAGCATTAGCTATGGCGTTGAGAGAGCGTGGTGAGACAGGTGGTCAATCAGCAGCAGAACAGTTTGCTATAGCAGATGCTGTGTTGTCTGACGCAATTGCTTTTGATGCTAACAAGTATCAAGAAGACATTTTGTACGTGCCAGTTTAAAGGAATATAAATGGCTCAACAACTACAAAGTATTACAATGACAGCTCCGGCGTTTGCAGGTATTAACACGCAAGACGCTCCGTTGGCACAAGATCACACTTTTGCTGCTGTAGCTGATAATTGTATTATTGACAAGGAAGGACGTTTAGCTTCTCGTAAAGGTTATGAGTTACTTAACGGTAATGACTTGTTAGGTACGTCAGCAGGTGTAGAAGCACTGCATGAGTTTGTTGCTGAAGATGGAGACATTACTTTTTTATCGGCAGGTAACAATAAAATCTTTACTGGTACTACCACTATGGTAGATGCAACACCTAGTTCTTACACAATCACCACAAATAACTGGAAGATTGTATCATTTAATGACCATGCTTTTTTCTTTCAGAGAGGCTATGAGCCTTTATTGTACTCAGATCACGCAGGTACAGTAGACAAGATGTCTTCTCAT